TATGACCTTGACGCTGAAAAAGCAGTTGTCTACGCTTCGCTTGAAGCTAAGGGCATCCAAGTTAACGACGCTGTCTAAGCATCAGTTCTAAATAACATAAAGGAAATATAAAAATGGCTATTATTCGCAGCTTTGACAAACCGTTTGAAGTAGTTGACCTAACTGAAGAACTTAATCTAATTCCAAATACCTGGGGGATTATCAACGAACTTGGTATTTTCCGTAGCGAATCAGTTTCACAGCATACTATTACTGTTGAAGCTACCGCTGGTACTCTCAGCGTTATCCCTGACTCAGTTCGCGGTAATCGTAATAACGTAAACAAAGACGATACCCGTAGTATCCATTCTTTTGCACTGCCGTTTTTTAGTCTTGACGATCAAGTCACTGTTCAAGACCTGCAAGGTAAGCGCGCATACGGTTCAGACCAAGCAGATATGGAGTCCATGGTTATTGCTCGTAAGCTAGAGCGTATCCGCCGCAACCATGCTATCACGCTCGAAGCTGCCCGTGCATACGCAATTACTAACGGCGCTGTCTATGCTCCTAACGGTACTGTAGTTGACAACTACTACACCTCATTCGGTGTCACCCGTAAGGAAATCGACTTTGTTCTAGGTACTTCAACTACTGATGTTACTGCCAAGATTGAAGAGTTTATTGCTCACCAGCAAGATAACCAGCTTTCAGGCGATATTATCAGCGGTTCAACTGTGCTTTGCAGCCCTGAATTCTTCTCTAAGCTGATTGCTCAAGCTGGCGTCAAGGAAGCCTACAAGTATTATTCTTCAGTTCAAGAGCCTCTGCGTAATCGTCTTGGTTCAGGTCTGTATCGTCGCTTCCTGCATGCGGGCGCTGAATTCCTAGAAGTGAGAGCTAGCTACGGAGGCACTCGCCTGATTCCTGCAGGTGACGCTTACGCTATCCCAATGGGTACTACTGATACGTTCATCACTTACAATGGCCCTGCGAACAAACTATCACTAGCTAACACGCTTGGTGAAGAGGCTTACGTATTCCAGTACCGTGATCCTAAGGACGAAGGTATTCTTCTGCAATCAGAAGCATCCCACATCAGTCTGGTTCGCAAGCCAGCGACTATTGTGCGTCTGTTCACTAGCAACTAATCCCTAGTGGATCTAAGAAGACCTGTGAGGGTCTTCTTTCCTAAGTTCTAGTGCTTGCTTAGGAAAGAACTTGCTACAAGAGCACTTCAGTTGTAGACTACACGCTCCACCACTAACAGGAGCAAGCTATGAGTGAACGTAAAGTAATGAAAGACTACGAGGTAAAGATTCTTGAGCTAGCAAGCCAAGGTCTTAACAACCGTCAAATTGCCACTGAAATTGGAGTTAGCCCTACAAGTCTTAGGTACTTTATCAAAATCAATAACATCAAGTTATCGGATGGAAGAGCAACGCGTGTTACCGACGAGGTTTTGATGCAATCAATTGTGGACTACTATGTCGGTGGTCTAGCGTCCCGTAAGATTGCCAAGCTCCTTAAGGTTTCAGAAACTACTGTTAGTAAGATCCTCCGGCTCAAGAATATTAAAATGCGAGACATTTATGAATCTTGGGAAGCCAACGGAAGGACGATCAGCAAAACTGCCTTCTCTGATTTTGATAACGACCGACTTGCTGCTTACTTTTATGGCTGGCTAGTCACTGATGGGTGTATTCACGAATCTAAGCCTTGTGTTTCAATCGGTTTGAAAGCGTCGGACGGTTACATGGTAGAGGCATTCAAAGAATATATCGGAAGTTCATGCCAGACTCACCTAGTTGAGCAAAAGAAACTAAAGAAGTTCGTAGTTCAGTTCAGCGTATCAGATAAACGAATTGCGGATTGCCTTCGTGCTCAAGGCATGGAAGCTCGTAAAAGCTGCAAAGAGAAACTACCAAAATTTGATTGGTTGTACGGTAAAACAGCTAAAGACTTTTGGCAAGGTGCAATTGAGGGTGACGGCTATATCCGTTGTGGAAGGTCAAACGAACTAAATCTACTAGGTAGCGATGAACTGCTAGATGGCTTTCGGCAGTTCTGCGAGAAGGTTGTTGGTGTTGAAACAAAGCGGGAGATTAAGGCTACGAAGCACTCCCCTTCCCTCAAATCTATCTCTTACTTTTCAAATGATGCCGCCAAGATTGCTAAGTATCTCTGGACTGATACCGTACAAAGACTAGAACGCAAGTATGAAATTGCTGTTGCACTTCAAGAAAGAATGCAAGTGCTTAACTCTAAGGTCCACAGTTATGTTTGCCGTACACAGCATGGGACTTATAGTGCGATGCCCCGTGTAGGCGGCAAGATTGTCAGCCTAGGAACTTTCAAGACCAAAGAACTAGCTGAAGCACATCGTGACGAATTCCTAGACCTGTATAACGAACTTAAAGCAGCGTAACTAATCCTGCACATAGAGCAAAGGTTAATCCAGTGCTCTATCTACAGTATTACCTAAAGCATAAACCAAAAAGGAACCCTATGGCATTAACAGCAATTCAACAAGTCCGTCTGTTAGTACAGGATAATTCCCCTGGTTTGTACTTTCTATCAGACGATGAGATTACCTATCTACTAGACCGAAACAATCAATCTATCAACCGTGCATCAATGGAAGCTGCAAGAATCATCTTGTTTCAGCTTAGTATGCGTGGTGATGAATCAGTAGATATTCTTAGTATCAAAGGTAGTAAAGCAGCGTTTGCTTATAAGGAAGCATTACAGCTTTATATCAAGAACCCGGATATGAACCCTGCTCTTACGCTGTCTAAAGTCTACGCTGGTAATATCTCTAAATCTGATATGCAAGCTAACGTAGATAACAGCGATAACAACGTAGTAACTACAGCAGGTCAATATCAGTCGGCTCCAGTTACCACCAGCAGTAATTTCTTTAGTCTAGTTTGATTATGAATCAGTTTGATAGAACAGTAATCGCTGCTATTAACAGACACGGTATTGATGCTGTTTACAGCAGTACGTCTACCGGAGTGTATAACCCAGCTACAGGTACAGCTACTAACACATCAGCTAGCTATACCGTCAAGGTGTATAAGCGGCAGTTTCTAGCTACGCAGTTTAACCAGCCGCATCTAGTAGGCAAGGAAACTGCAATGTTCTACGTAGCAGCTAGCTTGCTCGCGGTAGTACCTAAGCCGCAGGATACGCTAGAGTTCAACGGTAAGATGTTCAAGCTGGATTCAGTGCAAGAACACGCTGCCCATGGTGCTGTGGTTTTGTATAGACTAATTGGCGTAGCGTAACGGTCTGATAGCTTGTAGAACGCTTTAGAACAGCCTGTAAGCCTCTGTAGCTGCTGTAGATAGCCTAGGGTAGCCTAGGGTAGCCTAGGGTAGCCTGAAGGCTCTAGCTGAGCTTGTAGAGGCTTCTATTAGCCTGTACGGGCCTACAGGCCCTACTGCTTAGCTTATAGAGGTTTACAGGAGTAACAGACTATATGAAGATCATCCTAACCACAGACAAACTCCTAGCTGAACTAGAGCAGTACAAACTAGAGGTACAACGTAAGCTAACCGGAATGGTGCAAAAGTTTGCTTATAGCTTTGCTGTAGCAGCTATCCATAACACACCCGTAGGTAACTCAGAACAATACGCAGGCTTGTATAACCTACGGTCTAGATTAAACGCTGGGTTTACACCAGTAGCAGGACATGCTAAAGCTGGCTGGTGGATGACCATGAACTACCAGAAGATTGGTGGTGCTAGAGCAGAAGCTGACCCTACTGGTACAGTAACTGCCGGTCGTATGCAGGAGCAAAGCAAAGGCTTTAAGCTAGGTGATACCGTGTATCTAACCAACATTACACCTTACGTTGCTACTCCGGGATGGAGTAATCCGATGTTTGGTTCGTTGGAACAAGGGTATTCTAGACAAGCACCTCAAGGTATTGCACTACCTACTATTGCAGATATTGAGACTATCTATAGACAAGACTTGGTTAGATTCTATAACGAATCATAATACAACCTAATACTAACTAAAACTAGAACAATAAGGAACTAGAACTAATGAGCTTAGTCAAAATCAAGAAAGCTCTAGAGCAACGCCTAGCTGCGCTAACTCCGGTTCTACCTACAGCTTATGAAGCCGTTAGCTTTGAGCCTGTGCAATCAGTACCGTATCAACGTGTACAAGTAATCGCACAGACACCAGATAACAATACTCTAGGTCAACAGCACTACAAAGAACAAGGTCAACTGCAGTTGTTCCTGTGCTATCCAACTAACAGAGGTACTGGTGAAGTATTAGCACGAGCTGAGCTTACGAGAGCTTGGTTTGCTAGAGGTACTACGCTAGTAGAGCAAGATATTGCTGTAATAGTTGAAGGTACTCCTAGTATTCAAGGTTCTGTAGTTGTTGGAGATAGAGTAATCGTTCCAGTTTTAGTCAACTGGTATGCTGAAGTGTTTGGTAGTTGACTAGAACAGTCTTTTGTGGTAAATTCCAACCTCCCTTAATTTTGCTAAGAAGGTTGCTAATGCCACAAAAGTACGCGCCAATTCCTGTAGGAACTGTCTTTAAAAACAAACTAGGGTATCAATATACAGTTGTTGATTACATAAGTTGCACTGAAGTAGTAATTAAATTTGACAACACTGATAAACTAATTTCAGTTGCAGCTAGCACTATCAGGAACAATGAAATAAAGAACAGATTTGCTCCATCTGTAGTTGGAGTTGGAATTTTAGGCGATTGTAAGATTAACATACGTGACAAGGACTACAGAACTTGGCGAGGTATGCTTACAAGATGCTACGGTGAGGAGTCCTTGAAAAAGTGTACATCTTATAAAGGGTGTACCGTTTGTCCAAGCTGGCAAATTTTTACAGAGTTTAAAAATTGGTTTGATAAGCAGCAAATGGAGCCAAACTGGCATTTGGATAAGGACTTGCTCGTTCGTGGCAATAAGGAATACGGGCCAGATACTTGTGTATTTGTTCCAGCTGCAATTAACTCATTCTTGGTTGATAGACACTCGGAAAGAGGTAAGTACCCAATCGGGGTAACTGCAAAAACCAAAAACAATGTTACTAGTTATGCAGCAAGGTGTGGTGTCTTCAATAGTCGAGTAAACATTGGATCGTTTAAAACCCCAGAATTAGCCTTTGAGGCGTATAAAATTACCAAAGAATCTCAGGCCAAGAAGTTGGCAGAACATTGGAAAGATAGAATTGATCCTCGGGCTTATGCTGCACTGTTAAATTTCACGGTACAGATTACTGACTAATTGTAGAAAAGAAAGGTAGCTTGTACCTGAAACAAGAACATTTGCAAATGTTAACTTAAACTAAAAGGATATATTCTATGGCAAACATTGCTCGCGGCATTTCTAAAATCGTTGCAATCAAACGCGAAACCACCTACGGGGTGTTAGCAGGTAATACTGGTGCACGACAGCTACGTCGTGTAACTGCAGCTTTCTCACTGCAAAAAGATCAATATTCCTCGGAAGAGCTCAGGTCCGATTACCAAGTAGCCGATATGCGTCACGGCGTTCGTACCGCTGACGGCTCAATCTCAGGCGAACTAAGCCCTGGCTCTTACGCCGACCTAATGGCTGCTGCTCTTAGCAAGGACTTCGTAGCTGGTGTTTCGCTATCTGCTGCTGGTCTAGGTAACCTTACTGTTGCTGGGCCTACTGCTGGTCAATACACCATTACCCGTTCTACCGGCTCAAACATTACCGATGGTGTTCGTCTAGGCGACGTTATCCGTATCGGTGGTACTGGCCTTAACGCTAACGTTGTAGCTAAGAACCTGCTGGTTACTCTAGTTACTGCTACAGTGCTCACTGTTGACGTGCTTAACGGTTCAGTAATGACCCCTAGCGTGTCTACCGCACTAGCTACTCTGCAAGTAGTCGGCAAGAAGTCTTACGTGCCCCTAACCGGTCACACCAACGACAGCTTCACGGTTGAAGAGTTCTTCGGTGATATTGCTCAGTCCGAAGTCTATACCGGCGTCAAGGTTAACACCATTGGCGTTAGCATCCCTGCTACCGGTATTGCTACGGTAGACATCAGCATGATGGGTAAAGACCTTACTCAGACTGGTACTACGCAGTATTTCACTTCGCCTACTGCTGCTAGCACTTCTGGTATTCTTACCGGTGTTAACGGTGTTGTCGTGTTCGGTGGTACTCCAGTTGCTCTGATTACTGACGCTAGCTTCAACATCAACCGTAACATCTCAAACGCTACGGTGCTTGGTTCTAACTCTATTGCTGAAGCCTTTAACGGTCGTGCTACGGTAGACGGTTCAATGTCTATCTATTTCAGCGATGTAGTTGCTCGGGATGCTTTCAAGGATGAGACCGAAGTATCTCTGATCTTCACAATGACTTCTAATAACTCAGCTACTTCAGACTTCGTTAGCTTTACGATGCCACGTTGCAAGGTAAACAGCTTTACCAAGTCAGATGACGAAGCCGGCCTAGTTGCTTCAGTAGATTTCATGGCTCTGCTGAACAGCGCAAACGGTACTGCTGACGCTACTACTATTGTCATCCAAGACTCGCTTGCCTAACTAGCTTAAACCTAGTTTAACTAGCCTAAACCCCAGCCTAACCCGCTGGGGTTTTATTATATCTGCTGTTCATTGACAAGCTAAATCTGCAAAGTTATAATCTGTTTTCGATAGGCTAATTAAACTATATTGGCTTTTAGTAACGGATTCAAAGGAGCATAAATGTTTGATATTAAGAAGCAGGATTATTCCAAGGCTGCTGAAGTGGGTTATAAGTTTGAAGTTAAGCTACCTTCTGGCGTAGGTGCTGGTGCTTACTTCACGGTTATCGGTGATCTATCACCTACGGTTAAGCTGTACAGTCGTGCTCGATTTGAAGAGTACCGTGCTAAGGAAGCTATGCTTGCTCGTAAGGGTAAGTCGATCCAAGACACCCTAGACCTTGATGAAGCTGAAGCTATGGCTGTAGATGCCGCTCTGGTGCGTCTAATCGGTTGGGAAGGTATTACCGAAGACGGTAAGCCTGTAGAGTTCAGCAAAGAGAAAGCCCGTAGTATTCTGACTCAGCATAGCTTCCTGCGTGAGCAGATTATCGCTGAAGCTGCTGACGTAATGAACCATAGTCCTGAAGCAAAAAAAGCTTAATAGAGTTTGCAAAGCAGGAGTTCAAACTCGGTAGCGGATCAAACTCTTACAGAGCTAAACTAGAGTCAGTCGAGAGACAAACTGGTAGGCGTCCAGCAGA